ATGCTTCAAACTGAAGCACTCAAGGAGATGGTTGGCGACATGCTGCTTAATGGCTAGCGCAATCTGCGCCTGCCAAGCATCTTGCTTTTCTCGCTGATGCGCCTTTGGATCTGAGCGCGATCACCGCTTGCTGTCTGCCATGGCTTCACTTGGTTGAACGCGCCAAGGATCAGGTAGCCAAGGCCATCAGTCCAGTGCTCGATACCTGCCGACTTGTCGATCACGTAATCCTGGGTGCCTTCTTTGTACGTGACGTTCTTGAGCGCCTTGATCGTGTGCTTACAACGCGGATGGATAAATAGACGGATCTGACCGTCAGCCGTCTTCACCATCCAGTTGGTGCTATTGATCTTGTCTTTTACGGCCCAAGGATGCTTGGGGCTGATGCACTGGAAGCCATAGCGGCGGATGATGCCGTGGTCCGTTTCACCTGCTGCGCTGGTCTTACGCGCTGATCCTGTCGGGTCTGGGTAGGCGACGATATGGCGACCGGGGAATCTTGCCTTGAGCATGGCGCACACCTCATCGGTGTTTGACTGCTTCACAGTGATCTCATCCCAGACATGCAGAGTGTCACCGACACGACTGCCCAGAACGCCAGCCATGACACCAACGTTAAAGTCAGTTCCCCAGTAGATTTCTCCGCCGATGTCTTTGACTTCTGCTGAGATGTTGTCGTCGCTGAAGTCGGGGTAGACACGACCCGAAAGCGTCTCGAAAGAGGCTAGGTATTCCTGGCGGAATGTGCGATCGTCGAGTGTGCGCTTGGCCGCGGCCACCTCTTCTGGCGGGACGTTGCCGCCTTCGATAGTGGTGAAGCTAAAAGTCTGCCAGTCGTCTTGTTCCTGCGCCTGTTCCCACAGATCGTGGAACCAGTTCAGGCCTGCTGGCGTGGTGATAAACCAAGCGGGGCCGCCTTGATCGGAGAGTGCAGGGCGTAGCACCATCTCCCATGCCTCTTGCTTGACGTAGGCGGCCTCATCAACGATCAGGCTGCTAAGGCTCACGCCACGCAGGCTGTCGGCGTTCTCTGCACCCTTGAGTTGAATGCGGCTGCCATTGGTCAGCTCAACGGAGAGTTCGGCCTCGTTCTTTTTGGCAAACATCTCTACGGGGATCATTTCCCTGAGTTGCCGCCAGGCAATTTGCTTGGCTGACTTGTAATTTTGCGTGCAGTACCAGTTCAGTGTCCCTGGGTTTTCAATCGCCCAAGCAACAAGCCGTGCAATGCAGAGGTAGGTCTTGCCAAAACGTCTACCTGAACAGAGAAGCTTAAATCGTTCCGGGCTATCCCAAACCTGGCGCTGTGGTTCAGTCAGGGAGTCATAGAGCTGATCTGCAAAAGACGACCAGTCACGTTCGGAAGCCTGAAAAAACGGCGGCTCTAAAACTTTGCCACCAGCGCATAGGTCAAGGATGCTCACGAAAACAGCTGAGCGATCTTGGCAGCGGTATTAATGCAGCCCAGTGCAACGTGTGGTTGGTTGCTCTTGCGTGCTTCCTTCTGCAGAGTCGCCAGCTGGGAAAGTAGCTCTGCCGTAAAGGTACGGCGGTCTATGTCCCAGTCAGCCTTAAGAATCTCGCGAGCTTCTGCGATGTACCGATCAGCCTGCCTAAGACTGCACCCCCATTCGGACGCCACATACTGACTAATCTCCGAGCGCACGGCACCGTTGCTCAGGAGGCGTGCCACGCGGTTGACGCGGTAGTCCTTTTCAGCAGCGGTGGACTTGCGGCCCATCAGAAATCAGCCTCCTGTTGCTCGAAGTGAGAGTCTGCTGGGTGGCAGATGGCGGTGTTGCCAGTGAAGTCTTCCCAGCGTTTGACGATGCAATCAACGTAAGCGGGGTCGAGTTCCATCATTCGGCAGTGGCGGGAGGTTTTCTCACAGGCGATGAGGGTGGAGCCTGAGCCGCCGTAAAGATCAACGACAAGATCGCCGGACTTGCCCCAACGGTCAAAGAACCACTCAGCCAAAGCGACGGGCTTTTGAGTTGGATGCACGCGGGTCTCATCACCTCTTGCGGTGTAGTTGGTGGTTACCAAGACTCTTGCCAACTCACGCTTGTGCTGAGTCTTAGACCAGCAGGTCTCAAAGGCGCTGCCAAATCTGCCATCTAGCAAACCTTGGCGCTGTTCGTCGCTGTATTTGTCCCAAATAATCCAACTACCAAGGTTGGGATATTCGCGGCGCAACGTTTCAACGTAGTAATCAGCGCCCCAAAGAAAGATCTCTTTGCAATAGGCAAAAGTTGAAAGGAGAAAGCCCGCGTCATATTGCTCATCATCGGCAATTACAGCCTTGTGGGTTTTGCCACCATCGCCCATTTTTGAGTAATCGGTGTCGAGCTTCATCCCATAAGGCGGGTCAGTGAAGACCATGTCTGCTTTCTGCCCATCCATCAAGCGTTCGACGTGCTGGAGGTTGGTGGAGTCACCGCAGAGGAGACGGTGTTTACCGAGGAACCAGAGGTCACCTGGTTTGGTGATGGGTTGCTCGGTTGCCTCTGGCACCTCGTCTGGGTCGGTCTTGCCTTCTTCGGGTAGGACTTCGGTTACGGCAAGGAGTTCGTCGAGGTCATCTTGCTCGAACCAGGGTGAGATGTCGTGCTCTTCGGAGAGGCGGCGGAGCATCTCCTGATCCCATTCGGAGAGGTCGCTGGTTCTGTTGTCCGCCAAGGCGAGACCGATTTTCTCGTCTTCGGAGAGGCCAGTGCGGCGGACGGCGATTACCTCTTGGCCATCGGTTTCGATGATGCGGACATTTTTGATGCCCGCGGCTTTAGCGCCTTCGATGGTGCCATTACCGGCAAGGATGCGGTTGTCTTCGTCGATGACGATGGAACGTGCGGCACCGTAACGGTCAATTGACTCCTTGATTAAGGACGCAGAGCGATCAGTGCGCTTGCGAGCGTTCTTGTGATCAGGGAGGAGGCTATTGATCGAAGTCACAACTTAATCAGGTTTGAGTAACGTTAGCTGCCTAGTTTTTACTCTAAAGATTGCCATAGGCCGGTGTAGGTGCAGCGTAGAGGAGGTTTTGCGTTTGCTCTGCCTTGAAGTCTCCACAACCATTCGAGTGCCAAGACGCGGTTGTTCATGGCTTCGATGTCTTCAGCACCGGGTTTGGTTGGTGTGGTGCGGAGATTTTTGACGGCTTGCTGGGGTGTTGTCATTGGCGGCGCGTAGTTGGTTGAGTTTAGGTTCTACGAGGTGGAAGGAGGAGACGAAACCGCAGTTGCCATCTAGGCAGACGCGGATGCAGTCACCTTCTAGTTGGGTGATTGTTGGTTCAGCTGTCACGCGTTCGTATTCGCGTTGAATGCGTTCATGGTGCGAGTCGATAGCACATTTGACAAGGAAATCGACGTAATCAGCGCACCATGTATCAAACGGAAGTTTTTTCATTGAGTGCGATGACGACAGCGGCGGTGATGGCTTCGAGTTGAGTGCGTGGGATACCGGCTGAAGCGCGTGCAGCGGCTTCTACGGCATCAGCGAAGACGTTGGCACCAACGGGGAGCTTGAAGGGGTTTGCAGAGGCTCGTAGGGAGGCCTGAATGGCAGAGCGTGCAAAGTCGCTCATGGATGTGCCTTGATCGAGGCAGAAATGCTTGAAGGGGAGCACCTCGTCTTGTGGCAGGGAGACCTTGATGACGGTGTGACCTGAGCGGGTTTTGCTGGACATCAAAAATCGAGTGAGTCTGGGTCGAAATGCAGGGCGTGATCGATGGGAGGGGTGGGGTGATCAGGCGGTGGCGGCACGCGGTGATCATCACAAGGCTCTGAGAGGCCTCCAGAAGGCCCTAGGGCAAGGGTCTGCCCTGCGATGGGGGTGAAGTCACGCGGATCGCTGATCTGAACGGTTTCAGGGGCTTCTGGGGCGCGTGCAAGGTTGCGGTAGCAGGAGGGGTTGAGGTGACCAGGCGGCGGCTGGTCGAATTGCTCGATTGTGGCGCGCCCTGCGTTGAGAAGGCGTTGCAGGAGCGATCGTGCAGCGTGCTCGCTCGAAAGACGGACCAAAGCCATCAGTGCCAGCCCGCTTCAGTCATTTCCTTTTCGGCAAGCGGATGCAAAACAAAACGACCTGGCGTCACGCCATCAACAGGCGGCTTGTAGGTCATGTATCTGCCTTTGTCATCGTACCGCCCAAGAACGTGCGGATAAACAGGGCGAAGGCGTGCAGCATCCAATTGCCGCAAAGCGCTCTCGATGTCGTTGGCCGTTATCGATCGGTAATCAGGTGCCACGCCTTCACGCGCTTGAAGCGGCAGACAGGCAACAACGAATTGATTAACGGCTTGAGGTTCAAAGAGTTTCATCAAAGCATCCAGGAAGGTTTGTTTGATTCAGTTGGCGAATGGTTTTCAAGAGCTACGGCGTAGCGCTCGTCTCGAAGCCAGCGGAAGGCATCGGGCAATGGCGCGGCAAACTCACCTGCGCTTTCGAGCATGCGGATTTGTTCAACGGAGATGGTGATCGCCTTGATCAGATCGGCTGGGTCCATTTCAGGCACGAGCTGCTCCCAGCATTCCCATGCCTTCGCCTTGGATTGATTGTTGACCTTCTTGGTGCATGACTGGTAGATGCCCCAGAAACTTTCAAACTCAGGCGAACCCTTCGTGCGACGAACAACCGCAGCTCTGCGCTCCCTGTCGGGGTAACGAGAGGAACCCGCGGACGGTTCCGCGCTTTCTTTTTTGCTTTGTTTTTTTTCTTTGGTTTTATCTTCTATAGAAGAAGAAGAAGTAGTAAGAGTGTAAGAAGAAGAAGAGGGACTCGCCTCTTCGCTGCGCTTGGCGAGCCCCAGCGTACCAGACGAGTCAAGAGGATTCCATGCTGAAGCCTGTGCTTGTCGGATCAAAACCCGCACCACACCTGCCTTTGTGAGGATTCCGTCTGTTTGTGAAGCAAGGCCCTCCAGGTACTCATGCTCGTCGGCGCTCAGGCGAACACCCCACACCGTGTTGTCCATCAGTTGCGTCAAAGGCAACGGCAGGGTAACCTCAGTTGGCCCAGAGCGCAACCCCAGTGCAACAGCAGAGCAACAGCAGGACAACGCCAGAACAACAGGGCACCTTTGCGAAGGGCTCGCTCCTGCCTCCTGTGGAGGGCCTTGAGTTCAACAAAACAGCGCACCGCTATTGCTACAAGGGCGACTGGTTGCCTTGGTCTGTCAGCTCTATTGCATCGCCCTTGACTGGTTCCGACTTTGAACGAGTCATGGCCAAAAAGGATGGGCCCGATGGCTGGGAATTGCGTGGCAACACCATTCACAAAGCACTTGAAAACCACTTGAGCAACAAAGGCGTGGTGGCGGAAGAACGTTTCTATAAGTGGATCGATCCGCTGCTTGATTGCTGGTTGTTCAATGATTGCGAGGTGCTAGCGATTGAGTACGCAGTTTGCGATCCTGTGAAGCGCGTTGGCGGCTCGTTTGACTTTCTATTGCGCACAGCACAGGGCACGCTGTGCTTGGGCGACCTGAAGACGGTTGGCAGTGTTCATGGCGTCAAGTCGCGCAAAAAGGCAGATGCGCAACTCGGCGCATACTCACATATGCTGATTGATCTGCATGGCTTGCGCGTTGATAAATGCGTGACGGTTGTGAGCGGTCCTGGCGATGTGGCAATCAAGGTTTCAGATCCTGAAGAATGCCACTGCGCGTGGCTTGATGCTTGGGATACTCACCGGCTGAT